TGCGGGTCTGACTTCCTGTACGGGTTCTACAGCCCAAACCCCTTACACCAAGCCCCTGACCTGGGTGTATAAGCGAGAGCTTACGAAAGAGGGTGGGTCTAAGGGTGTGATCTGGCCCACAGCGGATGGAACGAATCGAAGTGTCCTCACGTAGTACCATGTGAGGGAGAAAGAGAGGGAGCTTAGATACTTAGACCCAAGCGGTTGACAGGAGGTTAGGTTCAAGTGCCTTGGTCAACTAGTAACAGGTCTGAACGTCTTCCTTCTAACTGGGAATCAGAGATTCAACCTAAGGTTCTTGCTAGAGATAAGAACAAGTGTCAACTATCGTGGCCAGGATGTCAGGTAGATGCTACTGAGGTTGATCATAAGATCCCAGGTGATGATCATAGTCTTAAGAATCTACAGGCAGTTTGTGAACGATGCCACGCTCGTAAGAGTGCTCGAGAAGGGAACCAAGCTAAGGCTCGGCTGAAGGCGCTTAGGCGTCGTCCTCCTGACAGGCATCCCGGACTGCGTGGATGAAGGTCCAGGAGGCCTTCTGAGAAGCCCAGGAGGCTAAGATGCCAGGACCCTTGCCCAAGGACCCTGAGGACCGCGTCCGTCGGAACAAGACCGGTGAGGACGGGATCCCCTACGAGACCTACGAGCTGGAGGGTGAGGTCAAACCCCCATCCTTGGATCTGCCCTTCGCCACGAAGGAAGTCCAAGAGCTGTGGGAGGCGCTGAAGAAGTCGGTGAACCGTGAGTTCTACGAGCCCACCGACTGGATCTACGCCAAGATGACCCTCCGGATGTGGGACTCGGTTCTGACCAAGAACGAGGTGCCGGGAGCGATGCTCCTGTCCGCCCTGGATGGCATGCTCTCCAAGATGCTGGTGACCGAGGCCGACCGCAGGCGTCTGAAGATCGACGCGAAGCGGACCAAGCCAGAGAAGAAGCCTCAGAACAAGGCATCCGACCGGTACCGCCAGCTGTTCGAAGACCACAAGCACCTACGTGCTGTGCAGTAAGGCCTCAGCCGCCCTCCTCTCCGGCTGAGTGATTCCGTGGAGCTGACCACGAGTAAGGCGGAGTTAGGGTGTCTGGCCCAGCTCGACCCTCGAGTGTCTCCGTCATCAGCTTAGCTGCGCCGTGCTAGAAGCCCGAGGCGTCGACATAAATATCGGGCTCTCCAGCAATGCGGTTGCCACTACCGTAGGATCCAGAAGGTGGCCAGAGCCTCGGCTGATCACCGAGGAGGTATCCGGCTGTTCTTCCGTGGCCGTAACGAACGGTAGAAGCTTCGGTCCGCCTGAAGGAGAGAACATGAACCACATGAGGAAGTGGGGCGTGGCCTACCTGTTGGCTGTGCTCTTCGGCGGATCCTGGGTCGGGCAGTTCGCCGCCCAGATGGCTGAAGGTGACGGATGGGTGCTGTTCCTGTCCAACACCTTCGAGAACTGGCAGTCGGAGTTCCTGCAGCTCCTGGTCCAGGCCCTCGCGGTCGTGGCCGGTGCGAAGGTGATGTTCCGGAAGTCGGTGGAAGATCGAGAGAGGCTCGAGGCCAAGGTCGACGAGCTTCGACAGAACGTCTTGCGTAAGAACGAGCAGGTATGATAGGCTCGTAGCAAGAGCTTGGAGGTCCGGCCACAGGGAGTGGTCGGTGTAAACGGGGCATGCACTCCTCGGCCTACCAACATCGCCCTGATGGTGTAGTGGCAACACGCTCACCCCGTTGCCGGGAGTATCCCAGGTTCAATTCCTGGTCAGGGCGCAATGAGAAGCCGAGGTTGTGGGTGGCAGGTGGTGGTTGGGTAGACCACGTGTAGGCTTCTCAGAAGGCTTAGGCGGGCACCGAGGCTTGGGTCGCAGTCTCATAAGCTGTTGACGCGTGGTTCGAATCCACGGCCCGCCACTAGCGTGGATCGGCATCCACCGCCCGGCACCAAACCGCTGTCCGCGTAGCCGGTTAATACAACATGCCGCTGGGAGCGAAGCTGGCCTCACGGTCAGGTCTCCCTAACCACGCAGGTCACCGCATGGGTCTGGCGGGTGAAAGCGGTGTAGCGAGTGCCGCGCCTGCGCACCAGGGTGTAGCTCAGTTGGTAGAGTACTCCGCTTGGACCGGAGAAGTCGCAGGTTCGAGTCCTGCTACCCTGACGAAGAGTAATGGACCTGCACTCTTCCGCAAAAACCTGAGTCCCCGCTGCTGATGTCGACGGCGGATTCACTATTCGACTGGCTCGAGGCCCTTAGTCGGGCCTCTTGCCCCATGGTCACTAGCTCAATTGGCAGAGCCCCCGGTTGTTACCCGGGCGGTTGGAGGTTCGAGTCCTCCGTGGCCAGCTTTACCCTGAGTCTCTTGGAGAGCGGCGCGGCTGTAAACCGCTACCGAGGAGGTTCGATTCCTCCACGCAGGACAGCAGGACCAGTGTCGCTTACGGGGACGGATTCTCACGACGCCGTCACGTCTGGAGGAAGATCACAGCGACTAGGCCTCCGTAGCTGAGGGGATTAGCACCGGACTCTTAATCCGGGGACGCAGGTTCGATGCCTGCCGGGGGTACAGGTCGGGTGAGGTTGTGTGTGGCGTGGGGAGGCTGATTAGGACTCGGCCTCTGGGTAACCCGATTCAAGATCATGATCCACTTCGCTTGGGGGTTCAAGATGGGTGAGAAGCAGGTTGACTGCCCGAAGTGCTGGGGCGGCGGCAACATCGGCGAGGATGACAAGGGCAACGAGATCCCGTGCCCCTTCTGTGGCGGTTCGGGCACCGTTACCGTGCACACCAATGACTAGACATGAGCCACACCTGCAACACGGACGGAAAGGCTGACGTCGAGCAACAAACTGCGAACGGCCAGACTAAAACGGTTGTCGTAAGGCATTGCTCGGTGTGCGGCCGAGAGACCAGCAGAACTTAACCAGGGAGATCCACATGACCAGCACCCTGGGCATGTCGACTCCCGTATTCGATGAAGCCCAGCTCGGAATCCGAGACACCGAAGACCTGAGGTCCGCCCCGGGTCACATCGTCGGCCCTACGTGGCAAGTGACGAAGGATGGCTCGTGGCACCTGCCGAAGAAGACCCTCGGCTGGGAGATCATCGACTGGATGACGGAACACCTCAAGGCACCCGACGGTGACGACGAGGATCCCTTCCTCCCCACGCCCGAACAGGCTCGTTTCCTGCTGTGGTGGTACGCGGTGGACTCCAAGGGCCGGTACGCCTATCGGTCTGGTGTCTTGCGCAGGATGAAGGGTTGGGGTAAGGACCCGCTCGTCGCGGCCATGAGCCTTGCGGAGCTGTCCGGACCGGTGGCCTTCAGCCACTTCGACGAGGACGGGTTCCCGGTCGGTAAGCCTCGGCCCGCTGCCTGGATTCAGGTGGCTGCGGTCTCGCAGGACCAGACCGACAACACGTTCAGCGTCTTTCCGCAGCTCGCAACCCCAACCGCGATTGGGAAGTACGGCTGGGAGATTCTGAAGACCCGAGTGCACGCCAAGGGCGGCCGAAGGATTGAGGCTGTGACCTCGAGTCCGAAGTCGTTGGAGGGCAAGCGCCCCACCTTCGTGATCTTGAACGAGATCCAGTGGTGGATCGAGACCAACGAGGGCCACGCGATGTACAACGTGGTCAACGGTAACGTCGTCAAGCGCGCAGGCGTCGGGTCGAGGTACCTGGCGATCTGCAACGCTCACGTTCCCGGCCAGGACTCGGTCGGCGAGCGTATGTACGACAACTTCCGCGCGGTGGAGGCTGGCACAGCCGTCGACACCAAGCTGTTGTACGACTCGCTTGAGGCCCCGGCTGATACGCCGGTGTCTGAGATCCCGTCGGAGAAGGAAGACCCTGAGGGCTTCGTAAAGGGCCTTCAGATGCTCGCTGAGGGCCTGAAGGTTTGTCGCGGGGATTCCATCTGGTTGGACATCCAAGGCATCGTAGAGGCGATCCTGGACACCAACAACCCCATCTCCGAGTCTCGCCGCATGTTCCTGAACCAGGTGAACGCGGCCGAGGACGCTTGGCTGACCGCAGTCGAGTGGGAGAAGGTTCGAGTCGATTCCAAGCTGCAGCGCGGCGACATGATCACGCTCGGCTTCGACGGATCCAAGTCCAACGACCACACGGCACTCGTGGCCTGCAGGGTTAACGACGGCCTGTTGGAGGTCATCAGGGTCTGGAACCCGGAGGACTTCCCGCTCGGCGAGGTTCCACGTGACGCGGTCGACGCCGTCGTTCAGTGGTGTTTCGCGCACTACAAGGTTGTGGGCTTCAGGGCCGATGTCAAGGAGTTCGAGAGCTACATCGCGCAGTGGACGAAGCAGTTCGGCCGCAAGCTGAAGGTCAAGGCCACCCCCGGGAAGCCTATCGAGTTCGACATGCGCGGGCAGACCAAGAAGTTCGCGCTGGATTGCGAGAAGTTCCACGACGCGGTGGTCGAATCGGCCTTGTGCCACGGTGGTGATCGCCTCCTTACTGTGCACGTGTTGAACGCACATAGGCATCCTACCACATACGACGCGATTTCCATCCGCAAGGCGAGCAAGGACTCGTCCCGGAAGATTGATGCTGCTGTTGCCGCTGTTCTGGCGTTCGGCGGCCGACAGGAGTATCTGATGACCAAGGGCAACCGCACCGGAGGGGTGGTGATTGGCTGATGGCGACCGACTTTAACCGTCTGATCGAAGCCCTGATTGGCAGGAAGGGCCGAAACGGGCAGGCTCGAAAGGAAAACTCGAGCTATTACGAGGCAGAGCGCAGGCCGGACGCAATCGGTATCGCGGTCCCACCCGCCATGAAGAAGCTGCTGGCCAAGATCGGCTGGCCTCGAATGTACGTGGACTCTCTCGAAGAGCGCCTCGACGTCGAGGGCTTCCGAATGGGTGCCAAGGGCGAAGCCAACAAGAAACTGTGGGACTGGTGGCAGGCCAACAACATGGACGTCGAGTCCGGCCTGGCGCACACTGAAGCCCTGATTCACGGGGTCGTTTACGTCACGGTGTCCGCACCTGACCCTACCGACCCGCTGATGGATCCGTCGACCCCGGTCATTCGCGTTGAGTCGCCCGAC